CTCTTCTCCAGAGCCCCGTTCGGCGTCTCCTTACTGCCAACAACTTCGCTGTTCCCCTCAGTGATATTATGACGCTTCTCTGCCTTTCTCTTGCTTTCGACCTCTGGATGAGAGAAGCCTTGGAGGACCGTAGTGCCTGTGCCCTTATCAATTCCTTCGTTCTTCGTACTGCGCTCTTGATAGGCACGATAAGCCTCTTCCATTTTAGGTACTAACTTAGACCTGAAATCATCCCATGTAAATAGTTTAACTCGCTCTAGTCCGGCATAAGTCATTCTTAATCGTTCTTTCGGATTACGCTTAAGTCTAAGTATTTCTTTTGCTAAAAATGCAGGATTAATATTGGCGTATCGCGTACCTGATTTATGCGTTTCCCAATCATACGGAGGAATACCAAGACCAGCACCACGAGCGACTTCCCAGCCAGCCCCATATTTAGTAACAATAACTGGGAGTCCACAGGCCATCGCCTCAGCTATTGGCAGGCCGAAACCCTCTACCTGTGATGGCAGCACAAACAAGTCCGCAGAATTGTACATGTCAACCAGGCCAGGATAGCCCCTTATATTGCTGGTCTCGGGAACAGATGAATGAAATTCATTCATTCCGGGATGGAAAACAACTTCTTTGTGAACACCATACATATTACTGATTTCAGGAAGGTTCCATCCTTCAAGCCAGTACCCCTGAAAAGGAACAGTGTGAAGGTAAAGAACTATGTCATCCTGTTTATATATGTATTTCAAGATGCTGACTGCTTCGATCAGTCTCGGAAGCTGTTTACGCCTAACATTAGTTGATACACAGATGATGACAAATTTATCCTGCCAATGCATCTGCTCGCGCATATCATCACGATGACCATTAATGCAAAAAACACTATGATCTATCCCATGATATGCAAAATCAATATCCCTACCAAGTTGATGCTTCACAAGATTAACACCGTATTCAGAACACGTCATCAACGGCAGGGAATACATTAGTGCCTGCCAGTCCCTGTTCGCAATTGGTTCACCCTCTATAGGGATATAGCCAAATGCTGGCATGTCCGGAGTAGCAGAAGATATAGATACAGATGATCCCGGATCACCAGTGAAATAAAGAATATCAGGTTTAAAGTCTTCTATGGCGGGTTTGATATCGAGAAGACCAAGCGCATCACCCTTGTTGGAAGGAATGTATGTCTTAATCCCTAAATCATCAGACGGAGACTCAGTTAGTAACCCCGCTACCGATGCTATCTCCCACTTCTGATCCCAGAATGTCTCCATTGCCACTCGGTTTATTTTTCCGAATCCTGTGTTGAGCCCCGGATAATCTCCTAATATCAAAACCTTTTGTAATTTCTGCACTCTCGGCTGTCCTTTGTGTTTCAATTTCTCGCTCTACTGCGTACCAGTCCCTAAGATGAACTCCTTCGGGTGTACGATTGTAGCCTTTGAGCCATAAACGCCTTATCCATACTGTCCTGTCCATAGGACATTTAACTATACCATTATGAGCCAAAACAAAGCCATCGTAAAAATGCTCAATTTTGACAGGTAATCTCCAGACAGCATGGACAAGCGATACTTCAGTATTCATACGTCACCTAAAAGTATTTCTCACCGGTCATCTTGGATGCTTCTACAAGATAAGTAGGATCAAAGAGTTCCTTCTCATCTGTATAATCTGTGCCAAGGAAGTTTCCCTTGTTAAACAAGTTATCAGCATCAAAGGCTGTTTTAACCGCTGTTGAAAAGACAGTAGGCTCGGTTTCAGCGACAATGTTGAGACCATCGTAAACCTGTGCATTGATAACCCTGTTGGCTACAGTAACAGATTCCAATCCACCAGCGCCCTCAAGAGCAAGGTCTGCATTATCAACTTCTGTGTGAGCAGTTGTTGACAGAGTTACCCTATCATCTTGGTCATTTCCAACATCTGTTCCAGATGCGCCTGTCAAATATACCGTATCAGCGTGGGTCGCCTGACCGAGTGGTGTGTTTTCGTTTGCGTAAACCATTTCATTACCTCAGGGATTAGGGGGCATTGCTGCCCCCTTCACCTAGATTATATATCCGTAGGGATAATGAAGTTATCCAATTCGGATGCTGCTCCTTCAAGTGCGAAACCGAAGTAACCCTTGATGAAGTAGTCCACTGAGTCCTTGGTCTTAGCCAATTCCTCATATGTGAAATCCTGATGGACTAACAAATTAGCCCGTCCACGATCAAAGAACAAAATCTTTGTGTTGTCACCCCAATGGTTGTCCACTATTAATGGAAGACCATCGTAAGTCATAACACGGAACCCTGCTGAAATTTCGGTCGTGTTAACGAATTGCTGTTGAGCCTGTAGGAGAGAGTTGATGTATCTCATAACAGGACGTGTCGTTACCGCTGCTGTTGCGCCAGGACCAGCTACGCCAGTTCCAGAAGCAAGAGAAGCCGCATCGATAGCCTTGTCGATAAGATTCAATGTCAAGTAAGCTCCACCAGCGTCAACAACCTGTCCTGCACCACCCGCAGCAGTGTAGAGCACAGAGTCAGTCTCAATCTGATTGAGAATTCCCTGAATGTTGTTTGCTGTGCCATCTGCTGTAACAATGTCCGTAGACAATTGCTCAACAATAGCCTGCTGGTGCTCTTCAATCGAAAGCCCAAGGGCATCGAAATAAGAACCAGCAGCCGCAATCATAGGTCCAGTGACCTCACCCCTTGTGTAGAGGTAGGACATAGACTTTGACACACGGCCAAATGTTCCCTGTGTAGCGGATGGTAGTGGTCCACCATCAATACTCCAAGAAGCCGTTGGCAGACTTAATCTCTTGCGAATGAAATAAGTCTGTGTCGCCCAGGGTCGCTTGTTTACAGCGTTGTACATCGTAGGTGACTTGGACGCGAAATCACGAACAGCCCCATCGATGAACTCTGGGATAAGATACGCAGCAGCGCTGGACGAAAGGTCCAAAGCCTTGCGAATATCAATAGGCATTAACGTTCCTCATTGTGCATAGCAGCGAGACCGACAAGAAGTCTTTCACGAGGGTCCATAGACTCCATCGCTTCTCTTATTTCATCAACCTCATTCTTCCTGATTAATACACCCGGAATAGGTGTATCAGGAATCTGCGACTTCAAAATTTCCAACTGGTCGCGTGTCTCGTTAAGCGCCTTTTCCAGACGGATGTAGCGGTCGTCATCATCAGATGCAGACTTTTCTACAGTGACCGGCTCTGAGGATTCATCAATTGAGTTCGACTGTGGTTCAACAGTTAGTTCAAGCTCTTCGAGCAATGTACCAAACTGCTTGTGCAGTGTGACCAACTTGGCCAACTTGCGGGCTTCACGGGCAGTGTCCGTGGAGACTGCCTTCTCGACAACAACTAACTCAGAAGCGGCAACAACATTCTCTGGTGCTGAGGATGTTACAACTTCTTCATTCTTTGCTACGATAGGCTCAGAATCGGTTGGCTGGTTTGTGTCCGTTACCGTTATCACGTCGCCAACCTGTACTGGAGTTTCCATATTGGATATATCTCCTATATCGACCGATTTGGACTCTGCCTCATCAATCGCTTTCTTTATAACAGTACCTAATGATGGTGTCCATATAGGCTTTGTAGTGATACTGACTTCATCTATATCTACACTGTAGATAGCTAATGCATTTTTACCAATACTTTGCTCGAATTCCACTTTGAAATCTTCAGCCTTACCGTGAACACTCATCCCATACTGTTTTCCCTTATCTATTTGGGACCAAATTCTTTGTGATATAGGATGTGTTGGATCAAGTTCAACTTCTACATCAAGGTCCCACTCTGGACTAACCTGAGCAGATATTACAACTCCAAGGTCTTCACCAAGAATACTACCCTTAGGGTGCCAATCCTTGAATGGAACAGGACTTTCATTAATACTACGTGCCATTGACTGAATAGCCTGTGGGCGCATAATATAGTTTTCCTGGTCAACGCCAAGGCCAGAAGCCTTACCCTTGATAATCCATTTTCCGTCATCTCTCTCTGCCTTTTCAAGTGGCAACACTAATCTATATTCTGCTTTGTTCATGATTTCTGCGATGTCGCCTCAGCCTGTCTGCGTGTCTGCTTTGGGCTACTATCTACCTGTGTTGACGGTGTTGACTGACCTCTTGATCCGAGCCCGCCTGCCGCCACGATAGGTAATCCACCATTTACCACTTGTTGTTCAGCAAGCTCTGGTAATGATCTTACAAAGATTAATCCAGTAGGTGTCATGATAAATGCCTCATCTCCACCCTTTAGAACATCAAGTCCCATCAACTTGCGGATGTGATTTATGGTAAATCTACCAGAATTTTGGTGTTTATCCCATGTTTCTGCCTGGTCTTGTGTTCTCCTAGGGTCAGTCTCATTGTGAGCAAAAATAACATCATTCCATAAAAGAACCTCTGATATAAATGTGTTGTTGATTACTTCCTCTACAACACCCTGTCTTGGCCAAATTGTTTCAGAATGGAATGCCTCAGCCATTTCCTTGGAAACAGACCTATTGGCGTCCTCATGAATACCAACTTTGTCAGGGTCCATCTCAAGAACCATGAGAATTTCCTGTCGAAGAAACTTTCTTCCCTCAAGGAATTGCATCTCAACTGGCTTTGCAACAGAAGATTTTACATCAACATCTCCTTCGATAAGAAGTGGGCGATGGGCATTTTCTGGACCAGAATAATTTTGTTCTATCCACGCACGGTTACGTTCTGCTTCTTCCTTACCAGTTGTCTTTTGAATGAAGACAATTCCTGTCTGTGCGGAGTTCTTGAAGAATGCCTCATTGAATTCCATAGCAAAAATATCTTGTGCCACAGCATGTTGCAATGAATGTAGGGGTGAAAGACCACGAGTATCATCTTCTGGATCGTCTAGTTTAAAATGAAGTATCTCATTCATTTCGTACCAGATGGCCTTTTCACTTGTAGAAATAGGTCCATACTGCCAAGCACTAACAAAACCATTAGTAATTCTTGGTTCCATAAATCTTGGATTCAGCCTTAGTGCCTTTATAGGCTTTGGGGGCTCTTGTTTGTTGTATATAATGGCCCAAAAGCATTCACCGTAAATATCCAAATCTTTATACGTAAGCCTGAGTAATTGCTTGTACGAAGAACGACGCATGAATGTATTTAGAAAGTCAAGCTTTTCCCTTGGAACATCCTCACCAGGCTCACGACTTATAAATTTTATTCCACCAGACACGGCGAATGCAGATTTCTTGTCTATAGCTGCACGTACAACAGGGTGCTGTCTGTACATTTCATAATATATTGCACCCTGTGAGCGTCGAGCATATGAAACAGTATCATTACGTGTTTTATTTCTACCAATCAAGGCAAATCTTGTCTGCGTACCCGGAGGCGGAAACGCAACCTGAGCTTTCTCTACTATGATTTCTGGCTTTTTTCTCGGTGCCACGTCAATTTCTCCTGAATGAGAATATCATGCGTGCAGGATAATTTCCCTGGGTCTGTACTTCTACAGACCATGATGCTCTTCCAATAGTTGGTTCATTAATACTTCCAGATAACAGCGCTCTACGAACTCCCTTAAGTGCCTTCTTTGAGATTGGATTCATGGAAGTTCTTGAAATTAACCTATCCAGGTCTCGAACTGTCATCGTCGTTACTCCATCGAATCATTTGACCACATTTTCTACAGGGACCCCAGGCTTTACCGTCAATCATCAGGTACATATCTCTATTTTTCTTGTGGAGTATCCCATTGGTTTCTACTCCAAATAATGCACCACAGCGATCATTCTGACAACGAATTTGTATTGATTTCATATTGCATTCAATGCTACCCCTTCCTCACCTGTTTCACACCAGGCTTGACAAAATCTATACCATAGAGGAAGGGCCATGGAATATCTCAACTGGAAGGGGTATGACTTAGTTATTGCTGCGATATAATCAAGAGCCCTTTTCGCACTACGTTTTGGAAGTGGCCTATTGTGTGTATAGGGCATCATAAATTCCTTGATGCTGTGCCATGCCATATGCTTAGTAGGCTTCTCAATACATCTATCTAATTTATCCGATACGATGGAAGGTGACTGGGGCACGACCGACTCCATAAAGAGCTAACATCAATGACCAGAAGTAATCATCATGTTCGCCTGAAAACTTGAAAAATCCATTCTCCGTTCTGGTACGCTTTATTCCATGTATCTGGTCCATAAGCTTAACAACACGCGGATAGTGAATACGAGAATGACCACTGGGGCCTTCTGTTTGAAGATCACCCTTGAATGTTGTTGCCCACTTCTCCTTATTATCCTGACTAAACGTTATACCTTCAACATTTGCTGAGGTTTCAAGCCTGCCAGCCCTCGCCTTTTCCATAAATGGTTCACCAACACCAGATTCATCAATCGTAACCCTTCTGGCATTTGTCTGCTTAACGAGCTTTTTAAGTTGTTCAAATTGATCTTCATAGTCTGCCTGGGTAGCCATGATAAGCCTTACATACTTAACATCTCCAACGTGCTCCACAACAGTAAAAACCGTCTCATCTCTCTTCTTGGCAAGATCAACACCAATACTGATAGTACCCTCGGGCTCAAATCCGTCATACCATCTTTTCCAGACCTTTAACTCATCATCAACACCCTCAAGAACTAACTCGTAGGGGTAGTACGAATCTGTCTCGTCAACGAATGTACATTCGTATTCTGTCTTGAATGATATCAGGTCTCCCCTCATGCCCACTTCAAAAATATCTTGAAGCTTGTCTGAGGCAAATGCCTTGAGTCTTGTTTCAGTATCCATTAGTGGGGCTTTTTCACAAGCCTCTGCAACAACAGCATACGGATCAGAAGAATATTCTGCACCCTTGACCATAAATCTGGATTCCCACCACGGAACCTCATGTCTGCTGAATCTTTTTTCCTTCCACAAGTCGTGATAAAGACCAGACTCACCAAGTGGGGTAGATATTACTGTTACCCTACCTTCACCCCTCGTAATAGCAGGTAGCCCAGCCTGCCACAACTTTGGAAATTCCTTAATATGCGCAGCCTCATCGTAATACATGTCCTTTTTACCACCACGAACAGCGCTTGTTCCTGGCTTACTGGTGGTCTTAGATGTATATGGCGGATAGTGAAACGCAAGTTCCTCTTCAGAATCCTTATATTTTACTGGCTTAAAGCCCATGGCTTCGAATTCATCAGGAATAGACGCCCACAACATTCTACCGATGAGAAGCTTTTCCTTGGCCTCGTCTTCTCTAGTAGAAACTATAGCAGCGCTATAGTTTCTTGATATATTAGCCTTGTGTGTCGTCTCTATCGCTATCGTAGTCGAGAACCCAAGCTGCCTCGCCTTGTTCGTTATTCGAAATGTCGCTCTGTCGTTCAGAAAGCGAATCTGAAACGGCTCTAATTGCAAGGGCCTCCCCTCTATCTCCGTTAACGTTTCCGCCCACAGAGCCGGACTCGAAACCAATAAGGAGCTTAATTCGTCCTGGGTCAATCCCTCGTCTAATAGTTGCCTCCTGGAGCGGTTTCTTCTGATAATGTCCTGTGGCGGCATTTTCCTTCTCTTCCAAATCAAGAACTATCTTGAGTAAGTCCATCCAAACCTTGAGACGTTCATTTGTATCCCTGTCGAATGTTATCTGCTTCTTAACGCCGATTTCTGCTTCAAGCTCAGGATCGATTTCCCCATCCGTGCTATACTCGTTAATAAGTCTGCGCATTAGTGCCGGACCCATAAGCTTGAGCATGATTTTAGCTTCAGCAATCGAAGATATGTTTTTACCGTTTCTAACGGCATCTTTCATCTGCTGATAATGTTCTGGTGGCAGCAACGGCTTAACTGAATCAAGAAACTTATCAGCAAGTTCCATTGGTACAAGACCCTTTGGCTTGCTCTTAGAACCTACAGGACGGCCAAGCCTTCTTACTGCCTTTGTTTCTTCAGCCTTGAATGTTCTCGAAGCTACAAACTGCTTACCGCCCTCTGAATCCCTAGCAACAGCTTCCTGTACATGTCTTGAATATACACTATCAACTATATTGCTCACACTATAGATTCCGTAACGTCAGGGACAACTCGCAGTAGACCAATTGCCAGTGTGTAGATATCACCAGTATTCCCCACTATCTGTAAGTCCCAGTGAAGAGTTTGTCCAAGCGTAGATAAACCTGAAGTATCATCAGGGTCTATGGCTATTGTTGCAAGACCAGACATTGGATTATCGCTAACAGTAATACCACCACCATCTGTTGTTTTTTGAATAACAGCGTCTACGTCAGAGTCTGAAAGCCTTTTCTTCACGGTAAACCATAAACCAGCACCTGTAAGGTCAAGTGGCTGTCCAGTAGAATCTACTGCTGTTATTAAAAATGAGGCAGTATTACCGCGAGTCATTCTAAGTTTCATGTTAATGTAGCTCCAGGCGGACCGATAATAGTGACTACAGCAGATGGCCCAGCGACGTGTGCAATGTTGGCATAAGGATTTCCTGGACCAATAACAGCAGTTGCACCTATAACGCCTATTGGGGCAACAAATTCAGAATCAGCAGTAAACGATCCAGATAGTGTCTTTATAATGTATGCATCAGCAGTTACCTGACCGTACACAGTAGACGCAATGTGTGCGTCAGAAACTATTGAATCTGAAACAATCTTGTTAATGAATGCATCAGCTACAAAGGTATCTGATTGCGTAACAAGGATATAACCGTCTACGGTTATCGAGGAATCAATAACCCGAAGGACATAAGAGTCTGCTACAAATTGTTGCTGGACGCTAGAAGCAACATGAGAATCCGCTACAAACGAATCAATAAATGTTTGTAATATATACGCATCTGCCAATACTGATTCTGATGTTGTCTTTAGAACAAATGCGTCAGCAGTTATACTGAACTCAAATACTCTAATGGTATAAGCATCAGCGGTTATACTGGAAACAACTGTTCCAGCAATATGAGCATCAGACGTGAGTGAAGATGTGACAGTAGAGGCAAGGTGAGAATTCGCTGTAAACGAACCCTCATAAGTTGTTGCCTGACTTTCCTCAATTTCGGCATCTGCGGTAAATGAACCAGGCTGAACTACTACTATGTATGCGTCTGCTGTGATCGATGCTGAAAACTGCTTGAATACGTATGAATCTGCTACAAACGAACCTGGAACATCAAGTTTCTGGATGTTAGAATCGGCTGTAAGATCAGCAGAGAATGTTCTCTGGATATATGCATCCGATATAAAAGATGCTTCTATACCAAGAGAGGTAATATGAGAATCTGATGTAACCGCATCAGAGACATCAACCTTTTTTACGTAGGCATCTGCTGTTATACTCGAACTAACAAGGTTCGTAATGTGAGAATCAGCGATAAACGAACCGGGAATATCTGTTTTGTATATATTTGAATCAGCAGTAAAACTCTGTGCTACTGTTGCAAATATTGCAGCATCTGCCGTAATGGAATCTGAGATAGTCTTTGTTAACTGCGCATCAGCAGTAAACGCAAAGCCCTGTTCCTTAAGTATGTAAGAATCAGCAGTAAACGACTGAGTAATATCATTCTTGCTAATATTGGAATCAGCAGTCAGACTTGCCTCAATGTCATTTCTGTTTATGTGAGAATCAGTAGTAAAGCTACCTGGAGCGTCCAGAAACTTGATGTTGGCATCTGCAACTACACTTGCAGAAATATCATTCTTACTGATGTGACTGTCTGAAGTAAGCGAATCAGATTGAACCTTTAAAATATAGGCATCTGAAGTAAACGATTGTTCATAAGTAGTAACTCCAGCAGCAATCTCAGAATCTGCTGTAAATGAACTACTGATATCCAATTTCTGAATATTGGAGTCTGAAGTTAATGAATCACCAATATCCAGTTTCTGAATATTCGAATCGGCAGTAAACGATCCAGGAATATCCAATTTTTGAATATATGAATCTGAGGTAAATGACGCTTCAAAAACTTTAAAAATGTAAGCATCAGAAGTGAACGAGCTACTGATGTCATTCTTACGTAAATTTGAGTCTGCTGTTACGGATTGACTGATGTCAATCTTTTTAAGATTAGAATCAGCAGTAAACGACCCAGAGTAGGTTGTACTACCAGCTTCTGTCCACTCGACTTCGAGTGAAATGCTGTCATAGTATGGAACAGCCGAAACATCATTCGACTGACCCATCTGTGCACGCATGGCATTAACAGCAGCTACTGTCCACGCTCCACCAGAAGGCTTGGTATTTAGTATCTTGTAGTGAAAGTGACCAGTTGTGGCTGAAACATCGACACCAGCGCCAGCCCAATCTCCCCAGACGTTAGTCCAGTTCGAACCATCATCTGAGACCCTAACATTCATCTCATTTGCAGCAGAACCAGAACTATGGTGCGTGCTTACAATGCCTACTGCCCTAGGCTGCGTCTCAGTGCTTTCGTCGGCAAAGGCAACCTGAAAAGCCTTTGTACCGGACGACCAAGCTACATTCTGACTAATGAAATCTGCAATCGATGACTGGTCATCGTCATCAAGGTAGGTATAGATGTCAGTAGCAGAGCTTGCGATTCCAGTTGTATCGTTATACTCAAAATCGTTGGTCGTAAACGAGTGCGTAAGATCGGCATCAGGCAAATACCGAAGAACTTTACCACCTTTACTGGCACCAGTGTCGTAGTCTTCTCCTACTGTAGTACCGGAACCAATCAGAATATCATCGATATAAACAGTGATACCAGAAGTTGGACCAGAAACAACTCCGATTGTACAACCTGTCGTTGTAAACGTATCAGCAGCAGCAGTGTCTGAGGCACTGGTCTTATTGGCCCAGCCTGTTCCAGCTTCCCAGACACGCCAGTCTATGGTATGTGGGTCTGAACCAACAGCCGCCTGAAATTCAACACCGTACCATGTGTTTATACTGAGCGCCTGACTTGTCTGTGCCCCACTACCTGCAAATGATGCCCGCAAAACACCAGTTGTCATAAGGTGGATGACAGCATTAGAACCAGTGGTAACAGATACACGAACTATCGCCGTGTCTGCTGACGGTGTTACTGATGTAAAGTAAAAATAACCACGAAAGTAGGCAACAGTTTGACTAGCAGGAAAATTTCTTTGAAATGTTGGTGCCGTACCCGCAGCAACAAATTTATAAGAACATGCGCCAGAATGAACAATTGTTGTTTCTAGTGCAGGGGTACCGGCAACTATCCAGTGACGGTTAGCGGCTGATGCCGAACCGGCTGTGACTATCTTACATTCGGCTCCACATGCTAATAGTAAACTCATTGACTTGATCCCAAGACATCATTGAGTTGACGCCTACTGTTGAATTAACGCTTTCTTAAAAGAAAATCCGGTAGATATGGTTCATCTCCAACCTCT